TCATCCGCTAATTTTGCGCCATCAATGTTCGTCGAAACTTTTGCGTCAGTTACTGCCCCATCAACGATTGAAGTAGTATTAACTGATGCGCTTGCAAGTTCACTTGCGCCGACTGCATTTTCTGCTATTTGACTTGAAGTAACGCTATCGCCTACAAGCTTTGCGCCTGGGATTGTTGCATCAGCAAAATTGGTCTTAGCAAAAGTAACTGCTGAATCAGCAATTTCAGCCGTATCAACAGCGCCTGCAGAAATAGTTGTTGCAAAACTTCCAGTGCCGCTGCCGGTTACATCACCAGTAAGCGTGATGGTTTGGTCGCCAGTGTTTGTGCCGGAACTTGTACCGCTAAATGTGCCATCTTGAGTTGCAAGCGTGCCAAGCCCCAGTGTTGTGCGCTGTGCTGCTGCGTCAGCATCGTCAAGCAATGCACGACCTGCTGCAGTGCAGGTAATTTCTTCTACAACTCCGGTTCCTGCAGTTGAACGCCCAAGCAGGATGTCGGTGTTTACGTTTTGGAGTTTCTCGAAAGTAATTGCATCAGCAGCAACCTTGATCGCTGTTACTGATAAATCAGCTAGCTCAGTGGTGCCGACACTGCCAGCGCCAATCGTGCTGCCTGAAATTTTTGCTGCCGGGATGGTGGCATCATCTACAAGATCAAAGCCGCCTTCGAGCAGATCTTTAACGGTGATTTTTTTCGTTTCTGACGCCGACAGATCAGCAACAGCTACTGGATCAGTGCCCTGCAGCGCAGCACTTGAAAGTGCAGGCAGATTAGAAATCTCAAGATCCGGCAAGGTTCCGCCCCCGTAAGCTTAAAAGCTGTATAGGTGCATTCTAGTCTTCTAGAAGTAGGCGGCTTCCATCTTCCTGCAGCAAGTAATCGCCGCTTTCTTGCAGCAAGTATTCAGCTGGCCTGCCTTGCTTCAGAATAATTTGCTCAGACGTGACAAAATCAATCCGCGTTTCGATCGCACGTTCATTTGATACGGAAACGGCGACGTTAGTGATAATGCACTTGGTTTCATACCAAACACTTTCAGGCTGCTCAGGCGTTCCAGCAAAAATAAAGAACCGCCCATTAAAGTCAGCGCCTTGCTGGACACGAACTACCAATCGCGCCAAGTATGACGGAAATTCTGCCTGATTTGCACCGTAACCGGTACCCGCAAAAGATTGATTACTTTCCCAAAAACAATTCAAGCTGCCTTGACCAGAAATCAAGCCGCGTTCATATTGATTGCGAAACTCATTGCCCAAAGATGTCAGGTCAATAGTGTCGCGACTTGTAGTAATTTCAAAATCACGAATACGCGCCATAAAACGATAACGATCGTTTTTAGTTTGCATCGTTATTTCTTGCGCTGCACTAGGCGCTACAAGCTGCACAGCATCATCTTGCTGACCAGAAAGTGATGCTTGAAATGCGTCGTAAAGGCGAATGCCTCCCGCATCATCAATGTGGATATACCAAGAACCGTCTGGATAACTATGACCAGACACCAACTGAAGGTTTGAGCCATCAACAGTGGCAATTTCTACACGATCGCCAGTGATCAATGCCGAGACGTTGAAATCGACCGCAAAACGCCGTCGTGTTGTATTTACATCGCTTGGATCAAGCGTTGCCTTGATTGGCGCGTCTGTTGAATCGCGATCTAATTCAACAGATCCTGCATATCCAAGATAAACAGACATCAATCAAGAATCCGGTTGGCGTGTCCGCTAACTTCAAATGTCACATCGACAGACATGACTTCACCAACTGCCATGCTCATGCTTGCGCCTGTAATCCACGCGTAAACGTGAATATAGTTGTTATTATTGTCAGCGTAAAGTTTAAATTCAACGCTAGTTGATTCAGCTGCTGGACTTTGAGGGGCAATACTGTTATTGCCGGTTTTCATAATGTTGCCAAAAAAATCTTTGGCGTCTGAGTTCCCATTAGCTTCGGTGTAATAAAACACCCGACAGCTTCCGCTCATGCTGCGAACACCATTAATCAGCGTTCGGTCAGTGTCCTGAAGACTTGTGGTTTCTAGTACCGCCTGTGTCGCATTTAGCGACCAATTCTGGACTTTTGCGATCGGATTATTGCCCAGTAACAGCTTGCCGTCAAGACCACTAAAAAACGCCATGATGCGTCACTGTACGTTGCTTATATTCTAAGCCCCATCCAAATAGCCGATGAATTTGCATGTAACCGTGCTAATTCCCGGGTAAATGCTTTGCACTTGCGGTGGTTCTGCGTAACGCCAACGCAAATTAGAGTTGCTCTCGGACATGTAATCTTCTAGTCCACCGCTTGCGCCTGCCAGGCCATCGTTTGTCGAAAAAGTAACGTTGTCAAACGTCGCCATGCGTTCGTTGTAGTGATCCAAGATTTGATTCGCTTCTGAATCAGTGATATTGCCAAAAGTCAACGCAAGTTGAGAATTGAACCGGCTTTGTCCATATCTAATGCTCGTGGTAGCACCATTCAGCGCCACAAATTGCATCTGCGCAAATTCCCCAGGCGTATAGCTTCGAGCTGTCGGCTTTATTGATGGGAAAGTTGCTGCCACGACAATGCTACTTCTCGTTTGAGTTTACTTGGACTCTACCTTGAAGCCGCTTTCTTGCATGACTGCTAATGCCCCGCTATTTGTTAGCGGTACATGGCTGCCGGTTACTTCGACCAATCCATCATCAGCGTAAGTCAAAGCTTCAAGCTTATAGATGCGATCTTCAGTGACAGAATTGCGCAAGGTATAAACGATGTTTCGCGGTGTAGCAGTGCCATTAGAAACGTTCAAACTACCTTCGAGCACACCAGTTGTGCCGGGTCTCCAGTAATAAATTGAATAACTACCATTCGACAATTCCGTTGTGCTGCTTAGCACGCCATCATCACTAACAGCGCCATTATTGAATCGGCTTGTGTGGGTTGCTTCGCTGACAAGACGGAAATACTGACCAGGAATTAAGCCCATCGCCATTTGTGGCGTCGTCTGGAATGTCACGCTATGGGTGATCAAAGTTCGCGTAAGAATTGCGGTTTTCGCAAATGTGATTGCATGAGTTGCCTCTGCACCAGGGCTGACAGAGCAAAAGCTCGTCATATCAAAAGTTTCCTCAGGGTCTAAATCATGGTTTGCGCCTTGTAGCTGCACGGTCACAACACGCGTTTCAGGGAAGCCATTTTCTGTATCTTCGCGGCAGAGGCAAACTGCTTTGAATGGCTTGCGATCTTCTGGTTCAAGAAACACGACTTTCAAATCTTTGATTACGCCATCCGTAAACAGTGCTGATATTGCTGGCTTGCCTTGGCGATCAATTTCGCCATTGCTTTTAATTATAAACGACGGACGCAGTGAAAACTTGCCACCAATAATCGTGAAATCCAGCAGACAGTATGCTGCATTTTGGAAGATCCAATCACGCAAATTAATGCGATCATTGATCACACCATCCCAAGTAAAGTCATTCGCTTGGCAATAACGTGCAGCATCGGCCATTGCTTGTTCATCAACTTGTGCTGCACCTACAAGCTTGCCTGCACCCAACCTTTCATCTGTAAGCAAGGCATAGACAATTTCTGGTAGCAGATTTGTCGGGCCTATTGCCCCGGTAACAGGCTTAGCTACTTCGACGCCTTTTTTAATGAATGCTGATAACTCTGACAGCGTAGACCATTCTTTGTCTGACCAAAGATTTAAGCCTGCAATCGCAAGGTTGTCGTATTGCGGGCCAGCGCCATTAAACAAAGCATCGTCATTATGAATAATTTCATTGACATAAACGATTGAATGCTCTGGTGCAGAAGAATGGCTAGTGCTTTCACCCTGATATTTAATGTAATCAGCAATCGCATCAAAGGGGTTCAAGCTTTGACTTAGGTCATCAAGGTCAGGGCCAACAATCCATTCTTTATTAAAAAATGTCGCACCTGAAAGAGGAATTTCCGTGCCCGCAAAATAAACACTGAATGTGCCTGCTCCTGCAACTGATACTTGCAACGGGCCTTGGAATGTTCCAGGGCGAAGTTGATACGCCTTGTTTCCACCCTGGTCAACCCAAAACTTATAAATGCTATTACCAGGCACGGGAACAAACCTGAATTCATACTGGCCTATTGGATGCTCAATGAGCAAATAATTGTATTGATTACGCGGTGTATTGCCTTTAATGCAGAAGATATTTGTCGGACCTAGCAGGTTCGTCCACGTGTCTGAGCCGTGCGCACGGGCCTGAATAGTAAAAAATGAATACCGATCTATATACTTACTGATTTGTCCTAAAGTAATGTTTCCACCTTCATCCTCAAAATCACCAATAGTGTTTGGCGATGGCTGAGTGTTTACGTTCGCGAAATTGATCTGTTTCCATACATTGCTTTTTATGCCAAGTTCAGTTGCATTGCATGGCCTGCT